TCTATTCCTGTTTCTTTTTTTACTTCTTGGATTAATATTTCTTCTTCTGTGCTTAATTCTTTTTTTAATTGATGAGCTTTTTCAACATCTACCCTCACGCCCTTAAATTTCATATCAATCAAACAAGGAAATAGTTGTGTTTCCAAGTTAAATATTTCTATCAAGTTTTGTTTAGATATTTCCCTGGACAATGTTTTAAATAATTCTAAAGTTAGTTCTGCATCTTTTTCTGCATAATTACCTACAAACATCGCAGGAAGTTTATACATTTCTTTTTTAGCATCTATACCAAAAGATTCTGCTGCTTCTTTTAGTGACTTCTCATCTTTAACTTCTCTTAAATATTCAAAGGCAATACTGTTTAAAGTATAAGATAATCTATTCTCATCAATCAAAGATGCCATAACCATTGTATCAATAATATGTCCATTAATTTGTATTCCATATGATCTAATCCAACATACGTCATACATTGCATTATGAAATATTTTTACAGCATCTGTAGCACAAACTTTTTTAAACCATTCTAAAACTATTCTTTTATCTATGTTGCCACCACCTTCGTGTGCTATTGGATAATAACCTTTCCAACCTTCTACGGCTACAGCAATACCTACAATTTCACCTCTACCCTGTATTGCACCTGACCCTCTTGATTTTAAATCAACATCTTTTGTTTCTAAGTCTATTGCAATGTGTTTTGCATTGCTTAAATCTGGAAACTCTTCAGGACAATTCCATTCTCTTTGCGCTTCAAATATCATAATATACTCCAAATAAATCTTTCAAACGCTAAAAAATATGCAAATGTCGCTAGTGTTAAAAAACATAGATCAATCCAAGCTTTAATATTTATCATTTCTTCCTTTTTTTATTATAACATTTTTTACACATATAGCTATAGTTGTAAGTTATTTTTCTTTTCTTACAAACAACACATTTAAAGATTATCATCTTTAAGCTTTAAAATTTCTAATTCACAGTAATGAATTATTTTTTCTAAGTCTTGTATTCCATTTTTATCCTTGTATCTACAAACGTACTTCACAACGTTTCCTTGAAAGAAACTAAGATTATTTTTAGAAATAAACTCATATGGTTGAATGCGAAAAGTTTTATAATGTTTCCCGCCTACCTGCCTATTTTGTGGAAATGCCTTATCGAATATATCTTTATTTGTCATACTATTGGTCCTCCTATGTTGTATTGATAATCTGATGTTGATTGCATTAAGTATAGATTTTCTTTTGCTCTAGTTATTCCTACGAAAAATGTTCTATGTTCTGGATCAGGATCTTTTAATGCTGATTCATATATGATTCTTTCCAAATCAGTATATAAAGCAACGTTATCTGCTTCTTCTCCTTTAACACTATGTATCGTAGAAACTTTTATTCTTGGTTCTTTCATCAAGTCATCGCCTGATTCTAATAAATTCTTTATGTATGTTTTACTTTCTTGTGGAAAATTTAAATGCTCCCAGCTCCCCGTCGCTCGCAACCCGTATTGTTCTCTAAGTTCTTGCATATCAACCGAGACAATGGTCTCTAGTTTCTTTTCATTCTTAAAACCCCTTGCTACGTGCAATTCAGTTTTTAAATACTGCCACAAATCTTTTACACCTTGTTTATCTACCTTTGCTCCTTTATTTAATCTGTCCCAAACCCTATAAGCATTTACCATTTCAGTAGGTAATATTTCTTGAGTCTTTGCACTAAATCTTAAATTTAAACTATAAAGATGTTCTTTTATTTGATCTAACATTTTATTAGTTCTAGCCAATATCATCCAGTTGCCTTTAAATAAATTTAAATCTTCTAAAGACATATCTTCGTATATGTTTCCTTCTGCGTCCCTTGCTTCCCATTGTTTATCCAATCTCTCAGACATATATGGAAAAATGGACTCAGCTAAATTATGTATCTTTCTTGGAACCCTTCTAGATTTTATTTGAGGATCAAATTTACCTTTTAAGTTTATAAATATTTTAGGATCCGCTCCTTGAAACGTGTAAATTGTTTGATCGTCATCACCAGCAATGTATGATCTTTTACAAATACTTTCAATGTAAAAAAACATCTTCCATTGTAATGGACTTAGATCTTGTGCTTCATCCAAAAACACCACATCTAACTGCGGACAAACTTTCTTTTCAATGAATTGTGCAATCATATCGTAGTATTCAATCATTCCAGTGTGTTCTTTATAAGTTTTTAAATGTGAGTCTATTAATTCAGTTAAACTAACTTCAACGGTTTGATGTAAATCTAGTTGTATGGCTGCTTCTTCTATATCTATTTGACGAGATCTTGCATACTCAATGATCTTCATATGTGGGTTTGTGTACACAACATAACCAAATTCATTAGTCGTAGATTCAAAAGATAGGTCCTTGCATACCTGAGAATAATTTTTAAAACTGTTCCATTTACTTCCTTTCAGTAATTGAGTTTGAGTATTGATTCCTAATGCATTACTTCCAAGTGAATGCATCGTACCTATGTGAAACAAATTATGATTGATTCTTCTTTGAGCTTCATTTGCTGCAGCGTTACTAAAAGATATGTAGGCTATTTTTTGTGGATCTGTTTTATGTTCATTTAATTCTCTTTCTAAATACTTAGTTAATGTAAAGGTCTTACCTGTACCAGGTGGTCCAGGTATTATGATTCTAGTTGAATGGGACATCTTTAATCTTATCCTTTCTTAAACTAGGTTTATCCATTTCAATCTATTTAGTTAATGTAAAGGTCTTACCTGTACCAGGTGGTCCAGGTATTATGATTCTAGTTGAATGGGACATCTTTAATCTTATCCTTTCTTAAACTAGGTTTATCCATTTCAATCTGTTTAATGGTTAAGTGTCTTGTATTTTTACCATCAAGATAAGTTATTTCTTCTTTGGCACCAAATAAGGTTTCTAACATTCTTAATGTTCCTTCATACTTAACATTCCAAGATTTACTTCTTAATAAGAAAGTCCAGAAAGATTTATATTTAAAGTAGGTCACTCCATTTTCTGTAAATGGTATCCCACGTTTAATGTCTTCTTTTTTCTTTCCATTAGATCTTGATATAAATTCAACCAATAATTCTTTTAATTGATTATCAACCTTTAATACTTCTGGTGCTTCTATTGGTATGGATTCTTGTAATAGTTTATTGATTTGTTTTCTCCATATCAACTTAGCAACTGGTAACATTGATTGATTAATTTGTTCTAAACATTTTAATGAAAATTTATCAGGTTCGTGTAAGTCAGCACCGCTAACTTCAACCATACCTTCTCCTACAGTTACATAATAAATAGGTGGATTAGATGTATACTTTTGTATTTCTTTTATTTCTAATCCTGGAGAAAAATCATCACCAACACCAAACTCTTGTTTAATGCATTTTTTAGAATTACAGAAAGATGCAATAGGTTCATCCTTACATTTGTATTGATAATCCTTACCATCTATGGATTTAATTATTGTATCCATTTCTTTTTTATCTAATGGTGGTTTACAATATTTTATGTTGTATAGTACGATTTGTTGATCCCAATCATCAGGAAATCTTTTCTTACAGTATACACCAAAGTTATACATAGCATTATTTCTTTGACCATTTGGTACTCCTTCTTTTGCTAACATTCTTAAACAAGGTGGAGCACCTTTTAATAAATCACCATCTTCAGTTTTTTCTTCTTTTACTTTCAAAGCTAGTAATTGTTCTTCTGACAAAACTATTTTATCATAGTGTTCAAAAAATTCATTTATAGTCATTGCACTTCCATCTTGTTTGAAAGCGTAACGTAAAGTTTGATTTACATTGTGATAAGGTAGATTTAAAAAACTACCAACATCTCCTCTGTCTTTATTGATGTGATTTTGTTTTGGAAATATTTCCGATCTTGCATAACCTAACATTGCTGCTATGTCTTTTAATTTTGTTCTAAACAATGCTGCAGGAACAAATTTATTAGTAAACAAAAATACGTGTGCACCACCAGACTTTGATCTAAATACGACTAAAGGCAAATTATTTACTTTTATCTTATCTATCAATTCTTGATGATTTAAATTGTAAACATCTATGTCTATGCAAGCCCACTTACATTTACTATCTTCATTAATGGGAATAATTCCTAATGCAGGATCAGATCCCAATAAATGGTCTGCCCACATTTGATCTGTTACAGGTTGTTTAGTTATGACTGATTTGGTTTTATGTTTACCACGTTCATCATATTCTTCTGTTTTTCTAGTTTGACCATACGCATTGTATGATCCTTCAAATATCTCTTTAAATTTTTTTATTTCTATCATATCCATCTTTCATTGTAGGCGGCCTTTCGGCCGCCTGTTTCATTAATTGTGAAGGTAATGAAAATTATCTTTTTGCAAAAGAACCATAGAATTTTTTGGCTCTCTCATACATAGCCGCATCTTCTACTGGACCTACTTTTGCAACATTCCAACCATACCATTGATTACCTTTACCTGTATTTAATACAGAAGATAATTTATAAATATGACTAAATGAAGGTGGAGTGTATGGACCATTTTTACCATCCAACACTATTGATTTCATCATAGAGTTCCATTTTCTACTAATCTTACCTTGAGATGAACTCATAGATATCATAGCAGTTTCAGAACTTCTATCTCCTAAGATAATTACAAAATGTTGTCCTACAGTTAATATGTAGTTACCATTTGATAACCTATCTTTTCCATCAGCACCTTTAGTTGTTTTATCTAAAATGTCTGAAGTATCAGGATAGATCATTTCTGGTCTACCTGAACCTGTTCCATAATCGGACCATTCTTGGTATTCCAGTTTGTAATAACAAGGAATTACATTTATTCCTTGATCACCATTATACAGTTGTTTTGTAACTGTATTTAAAAACATTCCAGGTTCTGCACCATCAACGTAATTTTGATTACGCTTCTGTGCTTCCGCTGAACCGTTTTGTAATAGTTTTAAGATTGGTGGAGCCAGTGATTCTGTCTTCACATTCTCAAAACCTAAGTGTGCATCTGCTTCAAATAATGAAGCTGATGGTAGGCCTGCTGCCTTTTTTGTTGTCATCGCGTTGCTCGTTTCGCTCATCGTGTTTCTCCTTTTGTTAACGTCTCGTTATTTTAGTTTGGTTACCTGCAAACGGTTTAAATAGGTCAGCAGGAACATCAAGTCCAGATTCAAGACGTTCCCTGACCAGTGCTTTGAGTGTCATAGGATTTACTCCAACTTTCTGGACAGGTTCAAATCCTTGACCTCGTGCAAGGACAGCATATTGTGCTGCCTTGTTATCTTCGCCACGACCAAAGGTAACGGTAATATCATTTTTAATAATATCACCTAGACCGTTATTACGAAGCCATTCAAAAGCTGCTTCCTGTTGATCTTTAGGAATAGTAGCGCCGTAGACTTTTTTTATTTCTACTGACTCGCCATCTTTCAGCTTTAATTTTGTAATCTGCATTTCATCCATCATAGCAGGAATTTCTACCATTGATAAAAGATTTGCTTTCTCTTTTAATTTTTTTATAGACTCTTCTGCGTTTGCAATTTCGTCTTCTAAATCTTTTAATTCAATCACTTTATCAGATAATCTTTTAGCTGAATCTATCTGCTCAACTGATTGCATTCTATCGTTTTCAAAATTTATTGTCATAACTTTCTATCCTTTCTATATAAGTTTTTATTTTTTCATTGTCAAGTTTTATTATACAAATCAATTTCAACTGGATAATATTTCCTTTCTTGTTTATCCCATTTTAATAATTTATACTTTCCGTTTGTTATATCAGAAACAATTGAACACGCAACTCCAATAATTGCGGGATCGCCTGTAAGTAGTAAATAATCTTTTGATTTATAATCTTTTAATTTAGTTCTTAATGTAGATATTACATATGCAGGACTTAAAATAATTTGTGAGTTTTCAGGAAGTAAAACTTTTAACTGTCCATATTGGGTTGCACCGATTATATTTATCTTAGGCATACCTATTTTGGTACCAGGTATATCTTGTATTACATATACAATAGATTGTCCTGAAGATTTTAAATCTGTATAATTTATGCTTTCTTGCATTGACATTATATACAACATAATGTATGCCTTTTCAATAGAAAGCAAAAAATATTATGAACTATAAATTTAAAAGCAAACCATTTGCTCATCAATCCAAAGCATTAGAAATGTCTTGGGATAAAGAAGTATTTGCATACTTTATGGAAATGGGTACTGGTAAATCTAAGGTATTAATTGACAATATTGCTATGCTTTATAATGCTGGCAAGATTAATGGTGCATTAATCATAGCACCTAAAGGTGTTTATAAGAATTGGTTTGATTCTGAAATACCCAATCATTTACCTGACTATATAGAAAAGAAAGTTGGTTTATGGAGAACTGATCCTAATGCAAAAGAGTTAAAACCTTTGTTTGAAACAGGTGCAGAGCTTCACATATTAATTATGAACGTTGAAGCTTTTTCTACAAAGAAAGGTGTACAGTTTGCACATAAATTTTTATCTTGTCATACTGCATTGATGGGAATTGATGAATCAACTACGATTAAAAATCCTACTGCTAAAAGAACTAAAAGTATTTTATCTTTGAAACCTTTTACTAAGTACAGAAGAATATTAACTGGTTCACCTGTAACTAAATCACCATTAGATTTATTTTCTCAGTGTGGTTTTTTGGATTCTTATCTTTTAGATCAATCTTCATATTATGCATTTAGAACAAGATATGCCATCTGTAAAAAAATAAATGTATCAGGTAGACAAGTAGAAATAGTTGTTGGTTATAGAAATCTTGGAGAACTTTCAGAAAAAATAAAACCATTTTCTTATCGTGTACTTAAAGATGATTGTTTAGATTTACCACCTAAAACTTATACAAAACGTATAATTGAATTAACTGATGAACAGAAAAAAGTTTATAAAACAATGAAAGAAAAAGCCATTGCATTTTTAAATGGTAAAATGGTTTCAACCGCAACAGTCATTACTCAATTAATGAGACTACATCAAATTACTTGTGGTCATTTTACTTCTGATGATGGTGAAACTCAGGAAATAAAAAATAATCGTATTGATGAATTAATGGATATCTTGGAAGAGATGGAAGGCAAAGCTGTTATCTGGGCACACTATAGATATGATATTGAAGCAATCGTTGAAGCAATAACAAAAAAATATGGTGAAAAATCAGTTGTAACTTATTATGGTGATACTTCAACAGACGATAGACAAACTGCAATACAAAAAATACAAGATCCAAATTCTCCAGTTAGATTCATAGTTGGTACACCTCAAACAGGTGGGTATGGTATTACTTTAACTGGAGCATCTACAATGATTTATTATTCTAATGGATATGATTTAGAAAAACGTCAACAGTCCGAAGCAAGGATTGATCGTATTGGTCAGGAAAAACCTATGACTTATGTTGATATTATTGCTGAAGGGACTGTAGATGATAAAATCGTACAATCCCTTCGTAAAAAAGTTAACATCGCCACAGAAATTATGGGCGAAGAACTTAAAGACTGGATATAATTATTTAATTTTTATATCCAAAGGTTTGATTTCTTCAGGTTCATTAACACCAAGTTTGATTGTTAATACACCGTCTTCCATAGAAGCATCATTAACAACTGCTTTATCGTGTAAAGCAAACTGTTTAAAGAATTTTCTAGCTGCTAAACCTTTTTCAATGTAGTCTTTTTCTTTGTCTTCTACTTGACCAGAAACAGTTAATACACCATCTTGATATTGAACTTTAACATTCTTCTTGTTGAAGCCTGCAAGTCCTAACTCAATGCCGTATTCACCTTTTCCGTATTTTACCACATTGTAAAATGGAAACGATTGAGCTTTTGACCAACTATCAAAGATAGAGTCAAATGCATCACCAAACATTTTGTCTGAATGATTCCAAACGTCTTTATTGAACTTATTGATTAAATCTAATGCTGTCATATTATCCTCCTTATATTAAGCAAGTTTAATTGGCCACATTATTGTGCGCCTGCAACATATATAATATGTTTAGATTACTTTTTCAAGTAGGCTTATAATAACAAAAGCCGCTGTTCCTATTAAGATTCTTTCTATTCTAATGATTTGATTCTTTAATTCTTGAATCTGTTCAAAAGTTTGTTTTTGCATTATTCTGCAAAGTTTTTCGTGCGCTTCTATTTTTTGTAAGGCTGATCTTTTAGGCATTATACTAAACTTGTTATTCCACCCATCATACTAGTTTTTTCATTTTCTGGTCTTAGTTCTGGGTTTTCTTGATAAAATTGTTCTAGCGCATCATCTTTTTGTTGTTGTTTAAGATCATATCCACTTGTTGGCGCTTTGGTTGCACTTGCGTATAATAAAGGAGACGTATCTAAAGAAGCAATTCCATCTCTATATTTATATTCCTGACCAAATTCATTAGGACTAAATCTTTGATAGTCCATTGGATTAGAACCAATTATGTAAGGTTTGTCTATGTATGCATCTGGTCTAAAATATCTATCTAAAGTTGGGGCTTGTCTAAATCTATCAAACTCTGGTCCAATATTTTGTCTTACAAAATTTAATCCACCTAAAACAGGATTAATCATTCCCAACAATAAACCACCTATACCACCTAAAGTTTTTGAAAAAGTTGGTTGATATCCATAATCATATCCACCTCCCGTAAAATAATCTTTAATTCCTTGTAGACCACCCCTTGGTTGTGAAGCTGCTACATAACCTGAATAAACATCATTACCGCCGCCAGAGTCACCTCCTCCAAAACCACTAGGTCCTTGATTTTGACTTCCTCCTGGGCCGCCAGATGCAGCACTCATATTTTCTGAATATGTACTACCTGATCCTAAATCCATTATGCTAATCCTCGTTGTCTAAGTCTTAATTGTTTTTCTTCTGGTGATAATAAAGCCAATTCAGTTGGTGTCAACCCCATAGATGTAGTCATTTGTGGTCCTTGTCCTATTATATTTGGTGAAGGCATTGGTTGTTCTGGTAATGGTACTCTTGCTTCAGGTTCTGCTGAAGGTAAGAAATCTTCTAGTTTAACATCAAATTCACCAAACAATCTTAAATTTCTAAACACACTATACATAGCTGATAATGTTGGTTGTGCTTCCAAGAAAGGATCTGGTTGACCTGTTTCCATTGCAATTTGTCTAAATGCATCAATTGTATTTTTTGATGGATAATAAGCATCAAAGATACCATTTGATATTTCTCTGTAGTCTTTTTTAAGACCTCTTTTAGTAAATGTTTGTGATAAAGAAGATGGAGATAGACCTAAAGTATTTAAATTATTTATGTGTCCATACATTTGTTTTGCATTATCAAACAATGCTTTATTAGCTACATAATATCTTTCAATTAGATCATTTGAAGTTTTCATTGGTTTTAAAGTTCCTTCTGGTCCTCCTGTAAATTCTCTTCTAGATTCCCTGATTCCTTTTTGATAATCATTGATATGAAAACCTAATGCTTTTTCTGGTTTAACAGGTATTAATCTAAAACCAAATACTCCTGCTAATGATTCATCTATTTCAACAACATCCCCATTTTCATCTGGTTGACCTGTTGCAGAATTATAAACTTTAAATAATTGTTTGTATTGAGGTAATTGAGTTTCAACTACGTGTTTAAATGCTCTACTCCATTGTTCATTTAAAGGAGTATTTTCTGTCCATAAATCATAACCTTCTTTTGTTTTACCTCCTCTTATAAAAATATCATTTATAGCTTCTGTAAATATTGATTCACCAATAAATGGATTTGCTGTTTCTGCAGCTGCTTGAGTTAAACCTTGCATAAAACCTTTTATTAAAACTTCTTCATCTTCTATGCCATCTTGAATGTTTCTTAATACAGTTGTGAAAGGTCTTGTTAATGTGTCATAAACATTGTTGTGACTCCAATCACTGTAAGAATATTCTCCTGTGTTTGGATCTTTAACTATAATTAATTGTGAATTTTTAGACCAAGGAGCGGCAGCTGATTGTCTTACGGCATTTGCTTCTTCATCCGATACTCCATAAATTGCTTTTGATCCTTCTATTATTCCATATGGCAAAGCTCCAAATGCAGTAACACCACCCGCAACTCTAGCTAAACCTGAAGATTTGTTTGGGTTTGTACTTTTGAAATAATTTACACTACCTGTAATTGGATCTTTAATATCATCAATAGCTTGTCTAACAATATTAAAACCTGTTCTAAATACTTCTGAAGGCCAAGACATAAAATTACCAAAAGGTGTTGCACGCATAGCTCTTACGAAATCACCAACATATGCATAGTTAGGTATTGTATTTCTAATGATACGAGCTGCTTCTTCTTTTAATTCACCAGGAGTTTTTTTAATTCCTGCTTTTGCATAGTTAGCAGTTCTTCTAGCAAGTTCAGTTTCATACATTGCAATTTTCCAAAAATCATCTTCTGCAACATAAGCATCTTGCATTACAGATGCTGTTTTTCTAACTGTTCTTTTTGCTGCTTCTCCTACTTTACCTAAAGATCTTATCATTGGTTTTAATATTGAGTCTGTTGCAATATTACCTGATTCAAATACTTTTGCATCTCTCATTAGATTAGTTAAATCACCTACTCTAACGTTAGAGTTAACTACACCTAGTTCTAATAGTTCTCTATAATATTCCATAGCTTTAGGATCTCTTAATCCAAGTTGAACAGAATCTTTTGCTTTCTTAATTCCTCTTGCTAAAGCCAATGGATTTGTTAAACCACCATTAGCTATGATGAAAGCTCCTGAAGATAAAAAATTTCTAAAGTGAGTTGGTACGGATAATATTGTTTTTGCATATTGTGAACCTGCTTTAGGAGTTAGATATAAGTTTCTGTAAGCCCAAGCCGCTGTTCTAGCAAAAGGATTTGTGGAATCTCCTCTTAACCATTGAGAAACTCTTGATGCATTACCAAATGCTTCGGCAATATCTTTTGTTGTATACATACCTGAAAGTCTATTAATTAATACACCATCTTTAAAATATTCTTGTACATAAGGATCTATCTTTACTATTTCTTGATTAGGTAAAGCTCTTCTTGCTTCTAATGGAGAACTAAAGAAAAAACCTCTTGAGCCAGGTGCAGTTGTTTTAGTGGCTGCTGCTTTTAAAGCTTCATCAGCATCTAATATCTCATCAAATAATTGATTCTTTCTAGCAATTGTACCTAACCTATTCATACCTTCAAAAATTGAATATCTTGCATCTTCTATTTCACCAAATAATTCTCTAAACACTTTACTTCCTTTACCAATAACTTTTAATTCTTTAGTTCCATCAGGTAATTCTTTTGATACAGTTTGAGCAAATGTTTTAATGTTTTCTGCTGTATCGGCACCTGCAGTTAAATTATCGTATGTAAAAGTAGGAAGTTTGCTTTTAGGATTATATTGTCTGGCTTGTTTTAAAACATTTTCTACTAACATCTCTGCTTCTTGATCGGTTATTGGGTTTTTATTTTTAGCAGCATAACGTTTAAATAATTCTTTTGCTTTGTTAACAGATTCATCTGTTGGTTTATATCTAGAATAAAAACCAAAGTTTTGATCTTGGAATATTCTATAAGTCGTTCCAATGTATTGTTTAACTCTATTGCCCATTAACTGTCTTAAATCAGTCTGTAATTTTTGTTTAGTTCCAGCTGGTATTACTCCAACAGGTCCTTGTGCAGTTATGTCCATTAAATCACTAAACTTGTTCCTAACTTTACTAACGGCAGTAATGATATTGTTTACGTTTTCTGATTTAGCATTTAGCTTCTTTGCATTTTTTGTAAAAGCGTCAACAGCTTCTTTTGGTAATTCTTTCTTTAAATCACCTTCAAACATTAAATCATTTATTTGTTTTAAGAATTGACCTCTATTATCTTCTGTTGTTTTATTTAAGAAAGACTTAACTTCAGGAAACATCCTATCTACTTCTTGGTCAATACGTTTAACTTGTTCCATAGCAAAATTAGTATCTGCCATTAACCTACCTGTTTCAGATCTTTGTGCTCTAAATAATTCTTGTGGACGCGTGCCTCTTGGTCTAAAGTAAGATCCAATTTTATCAAAAGTTTTTTCTAATGCTTTGTTACTATACGCTAGTTCCTTGCCTCTCGTTGCGAGGGCCTTGATACCAGTGCCTGCTCCATAAACAATTGGAGTTAATAATAAAGATTCAGAACCAAACTTAATTCTATTCAATAATTTTCTAGACGCATCTTCACTAGGATCTGCTTCTACGTCTCTATCTAATTCTGTTGGACCTGCTTCAAATACATCACCGATAGTACCAATGTCTTCTACATCTGCTACTAAAGTTTCACCTGCTGCACCTCCTAAAGTAATTGCAGCAAATTTTTGTTTAGTAGATAACTCATTTAATTCTTTTGCCTTCTTAACACCTTTTTGTAAGTTAGCTGCTTTTGGATTTAAATATCTTCCTGCTCTCTTAGCTTTTAATGCTTTGGTTGCTAATTTAGTTGCAACTTTAGCACCTACACCCGCTGGTATTCCAATTTGAGTTAAAGCTTGAGTTAATTTACCTATTGCCTTTTGTTCTGCAACTTCTTCAAATGGATTGATCTTATCAAAAAATTGTTCAACTGATGCAGCTGCATTTGTATCAAAACCTAAATCAATTAATTCTGCACCCAATGAAACAATTCCTTCGGGTACTTTAATTACTCCTGATGCTATTCCTGCAACAGCAGCTGTAATTGAACTTACTTCTTGATCTTCTTCTGCAATTGGAGATAAATCAGTCTCTCCATATAAAATGTTGTTAACGTCTTGTTGATTTTCTATTGATTTATCTTTACCAGCTTGTTTTAGTTTTTCTTTATCAACTAAAAGTCCTGTATTTGGATCTATTACCAGAGGCATTATTCAGCTCCTGTGTTAATTCTCTCCAATGTAAATGGATCTAGTTCTATGAATTCTCCAGTTTTTCTATCTCTTAGTAAAGCCATTCCTGTTGTTAAATCATAAGTAATTGCACCTTTAGGAACAACATTGTAATTAGGTCTATATCCTTTTGTCTTTGGATCATAATCATATCTCAATTGAACATAAGGTCTACCTATGTTTCTTACTTCAAAGTCTGCTAAGTTAGATGCATTTTGTTGAATCAATTGATTTGGTGATTCACTGTATTCATTAAATCTTTTATTAAATTGTTCTGCATAAGTCTCAGCAGCAAATTGAGTTTTTCTTGCTTTTGCCTGTTCTTGTTCAATTGCTTGTTGACCTTTAATTGCAAGTTCTGCTGCAGTTAAATTTAATGCTTGTTGTGGTTTACCTTTTGCTTCAATGTCAGTAAATAATTGTTGAGTAGCTGGTTCAAAAGCTTTTGCTAAATTACCTAAAGTTCCTCCACCACCTGTTTGTGATAATCCTCTTAAACCACCAGAAATTAAAAATTTAGCTACAGGATCTACTCCAGTTGTAGTTGGTGCAACTGATTGTAATAAGTCTCTGTAAGATTCAAATCTTCTAGCTAAACCAGCATTTTGATAATTAGATCTAGGTTGAATTCCAGTCATTATACCTTCCATAACCTCACCACCTTTTCTAAACATAGGTCTTTTTAGTATCTTACTCATTATCTTAGTCCTTGAATATTTATAGTAGGAGCTGCTTGTGTAGGTGGATTAAATGCTCTGTAAATTCCAGCTAATGTTGAAGCAGCTGACAATCCAGTTTGTAATGCACTTGGTGATGGAGTAACACTTGTTTGAGTTTGACCTGGATAACCAGATATTAATCCCATAACACCTTGACCTAAAGTTTGTGCAGCTTGTAATGGTTGATATGCTTGTTGGTAAGCCAAGTTTTGTTGAGCTTGTAATCTTGCTTGTTCTTGTGCTTGTTGTTGTGCACCTAAAGTTGATAAGCCTGCAATTTGTTGTCCCAATAATCCAGGAGCAGCTGATGCTAATCCCATTTGTTGTTGATATTGTTGTGCAGCTAATTGTTGTGCTTGACCAAAACCTTGTTGTAATAATTGTGCTTGTAATGCAGCTCTGTTTCTATCTGATTCAGATTGATAAACAGCTTCTTGCACCGCACCTCTACCTTGACCAAATGCACCTTGTGCTATTTGTTGTGCTCTTAATCCTGGTAAACCTCTTTGTGCTTGAACATCATATTCTCTTAAAGTTGTTGCAATGACATCTTGCTGATATGGAGACATATATTGTTGATATGCCGTTGGACCAGTTGCAGCTTGTGCTGCTTGTAAATAAGGTTGATAGCCACCTAATCCAGTTGCTAATTGTTCAGCTTGTGTTTGTAATGCGCCAGGGCCAGCAACAAATTGTGGACCATAAAGTTGTGATACATCTAAACCTTTAATACCACCAACTGCACTTGTTAAATCTTCTAGATACGTTTTACCAGCTGCTTCGATAAATTCTGCTGGTGCTTGTCTTACTGTTTGAACTTCAGCCATTATACTCTCCCACCTTTTTCTAACATTTTCATTTGATCATAAAGACGTTGTGCACCTTTATTGACGTCACCGTCTCCCATTCCTCTTACAGCATCAGCTGTAAATACAAATTCATTATTTGACAACATTGCAGGAATGTCATCAGCCTTTTCTTTTATACCAACTGGAGGAATAAATCCACCTGATTTTCTAAGGTCTAATTCAGTAACACCAGCTTGATTAGTTCTCATAGGTAGTCCCTCGATACCCGATGCCATTTGCGCTGTATTTCCATA